CTAGATATCTTGATAAGAGAAAGTATCAGCATATGCAGGAGCGTAACAAAGAAATCTACATGTCTTCTGCTTATTTCCAATCTACTTGGGCGTATAAAAAGGCTCAATCTTATACAGTAAGTTTCTTTGATGATAAGAGAAAATACTTTATCTGTGGACTCCCATATCAATTACTAATATTAGAAAACCTTCGTTCAAGAGCGCAGACTGAAGATGAGATTAACGAACCTGACTTTGACGAAATCTCATGGCTTATGGAGATGGAATGTATCTGGTGGTCAGATACCGAGAATGGTTTATTCTCTCATGAAGCATTTACCAAACGAAGAAAAATACAACACGCATTTTTACCGTTGGAACTTTACAATGATAAGAATCCTGTTCCTAAAGTAAAAGGCAATGACAAACGTATTCTGTCGGTTGACGTTGCACTTATGAGATCTAGGGCAAGAAAGAAGAACGATGCCGCCGCCCTGTTTATTAATGACTTAATTCAGACGGATGACACATCGTATAAATCAAATTTTGTCTACTGTGATACCTTTGAAGGTATGACTACAGATGACCTTGGACTGACTATCATGAAATGGTTCTACAAGTACAAGTGTACTGACATTGTATTCGATGGTAGTGGTGTTGGTATTTCAGTATTCGACTTTATTTGTAAAGACCAATACGATCCTGAGACAGGAGAAACTTATACTGCTCTTAATGCTATCAATAACGAAGACTTCTCAACGAGATGTAAAGTTAAAGATGCTAATAAGGTAGTTTGGATTGTCAATGGTAGTGCGGCTTTTAACAATGATATTTGTCTAATGCTCCGCTCTGGTATTGAGAATAATAAGATTAATTTTCTTATTGGCGAGATGGAGGCAGATGAAGTTCTGTCCAAGGAAAAATTCTATACTAAACTTACACCACTGCAACAGGCAATGGTAAAGAAACCGTATATTAATACTACTCTTGATTCTTATGAGTTGGTAAAGCTTAGAGGTGAGATAGTTAATAATAAATTAAAAGTAAGAGAAGTCAGTGGTATGAGAAAGGATATGTATACATCAATGGCATATAACTATTGGTGTGCATGTCAGCTTGAATATAAACTCAGACCGCAGACTCAAGACACACAAACTTTAGTTCAAAAGCTTACCATCAGGAAAGCTAGATATTAAGAACTAACTATTGAGCATAGACACAAAATATGTGGTCAAACATATTCAAAAGTGGACACGGTTAAGCCTTTTGAAATATGAACTTGATAGTAGGTTTCGAGCCTAAGTGAATGCTGATAGTGAAAACTATTCTGCATGATGAACTACGATAAGAAGGTAAGGTAAATACACACCTACAGATGTACTTTCAGTCTGTTGCTCTGTGAGTGCCAACCAAGAAACACTGCTAATGTCCTGCGGTGCAAACAGGGAAACACATAATCTTCTTTTTGTCATTGGCACGAAGGAAAATACTCCGAAAGGAAGGTGGCAGAAATGCTAAGTTATTGTTTTGTATTAGATGCAGATGGTAATCCATTAAGTCCAACAAAAGAGACAAAAGCATGGTACATGATACGAAAAGGCAAGGCAAAACTCGTATCAAAGTTTCCAATGATAATTCAGCTTAAAAGGGTAGTGCCGAAAGATGAAGTTTGTAAAGACGAAATCCGTTGTGGGATTGATGATGGTGCGCTATATGTAGGCATTGCTATAGTGCAAAAATGTTATACTAAAAATAAGGTGCTTTTTAAGGGAACTATAAAACAGCGCAAAGATGTTAAACATCTTATGAAAATCCGCAAAGAATATCGGCAGTACCATAGATATCATAAACGTTACAGAAAAAAACGTTTTAACAATAGAGTATCTTCTAAACGAAAAGGAAGAATTGCTCCAACTATTTTACAAAAAAGGCAAGCAGTAATAAGAGTAATACATAAACTAAATAAGTGGATTAATATTACAGGATTTTGGTTAGAAGATGTTGCCATAGATATTAGGGTGTTAACTGATGGATATAAGCCTTATAGTTGGCAATACCAAAGATCAAATAAACTAGATGAAAACATACGAAAAGCAGTAATATTACGAGATGGATGTAAATGTATGGATTGTGGATGTGTAAACACCACATTAGAAGTTCACCACATTAAACCACGCAGATTAAATGGGTCTAATACATTGGGAAATCTAATTACACTTTG